ACTTAATAGGATGTAATTTGAAATTCAAAATACATTTTTTCTTACTAGTTAGACTGCCTTCAATTTTGAATGTTTCGTGAAACCACGCTTTATATAAATAATTACTATCCCAACTACAACCGAAATCATACCATCCAGGCTTTAAATTTATAATACGATCGTTTAATTTATTAATTATGCTTTGAACATCTACTTTTCCATCGTAAATTTTAAATGGAAATGCTCTTTCAATTATAGTTAGTCGTTTATTATCCTTAATCTTAGCGCCGTTCACCCCGTCTATTTCTACTAATTCCATAGAGTGAGAAGAAGATTCAAACTCTATTTCATCTACTAGTCTTAAACCTAATTCTTTTGTATTTAGTTCATTATATGTAATGAATTTAGTTATCATAATCTATCCTTCTCCTCTCTAATAAAGAATTTCATTTGCTCGTAAAGTTTACGAACATCTTCTTCAGAATTTGTTGTTAAATTCTCAATATGTAGCAACGCTCCAAAGTTGCTTGTTTTGTTGTTAGTAACGTTGTTACTACTTCCACCTGCTGTAGCAAATGATGGTACACCTTTAAAACTCAACATGTTTTCAGGTGTAAATGTAGGTTTAAATAAATTAAGTTTACGTTGATATAAACTGAACGCCTTATCAAGAACACCCATATTATTTACCATACCTTTTCCTAATCCACCTGTAATATGTCCCCCAGTCTTAGCTGTAAGCCTTGATGGAGAATGGATTTGAGCCTTAGCTCGTAACGCTCTATCAACTTCACTAACAATTGCATTCGCAGCCGCAATAACAGCTCCTAATGCTGAATACATACCTTCAGCAACACCGTTACTTACTTGAGCACCAATATTTCTTGCCATTGGAATCATGCTTTGTCCCACAGATTGAATAATATTTTTAATGCTATTCATTTCGCTTCGAATACTAGATTCTCTGCTTTTCAATCCTTCAAATATATTCTTACCTGTTTCTTGTCCAGCTTTTCTACCTTCTTGAGACATTTGATTGCTCGCTTCTTTAACGATAGCAACAAACTGTTGAAATGCAGATTTGATTGAGCTTTGTGCAGCAGTCATAGATGTTGTTATTGAGCTTGCTAACCTATTCATTGCTGAACTTACATTAGCAACCATCCCATTAACAGTATTGCCGACATTTCTAATTGAGTTTCCAATTTGTCCTATTTGATTAGAAACGCTAATTGCAGTACTTCCAACTTGTGATAATGCACTACTTAAAGAATTAACCGCACTAGATGTTGAGCTTAAGCTAGATGTTACACCGTTTAAAGCTGTAGATACTGAAGTAATACTAGAAGATACAGAACTCATAACTGATGTTAGTGAACTTAATTGTGATACAAAGCCACTTACACTAGCTCCTACACCAGCTAACGCAGATGTGATTGAAGCTATTTGAGAGTTAAAGCCATTTATTGCACCTCCAACACCACTCAAGGTTGTTCCTATAGTATTAATTTGATTATTAAATGAATCAATTGATCCACTAGCAGTCATTAATCCAGCTAATGCTGTTGTTACATTTACTGTAAAAGTTTGAACCGCTGTTGAAGTTGTGATTAAAGTTGTTGGAATACTATTTAACGCTGTGTTAAAACTTGTAATCAATGTTGGTAAGGCAGTAAATGCTCCTTGAACAGAAGTTGCTGCTTGTCCTAACATTGATAATCCGCTAGCCATTGTTTGCATACCTGCTCCAGCCGTTGTCATTTCTCCAGCGTGAGCCGTTATTGCACCCACTCCAGTTGCCGTTGCTGTTAATGTTGCTACTAAATCTGTTAAGTTTAAATCAACAAGCATTTTTACACCTTCGGCAAATAATCTGAATCCATTTCCAGCTTTTTCTGCTGCATTACCTATGCTTTCAAAGATATTTGCAACACCATCAAGTACTTTTCTGATTGATGAACCTATTGAATCAACAACCTCTTTAATTCCATCGCAAACAGTTTTAACAGCATTACCGAATTTTTCAAATGCTGTTCCTACTCCTTCAAGAACCGACTTAATAGCATTTCCGACTGATTCTATTACAGAACCAACCCCCTCAAGTGCTGATTTAATCGCATTACCAACTGAATCAACAATACTTGCTACTCCTTGTAAGGCTGATTGAATAGCAGTACCAACTGAAGTAATTACGGTACCAACTCCCTCAAGAGCCAGTCTCACACCATTTCCAAAACCTGTAAATGCACTACTTAAGCCTTCTAACACGGATTTAATGGCAGTACCTACCGATTCGATAACGGAACCTATCCCCTCGAATACTGATTTTATGGCAGTACCAACACTTTCTATCACACTTCCTATTCCTTCAAGCGTTGACTTGATTGCGTTACCTACTGATTCGATAACCGTTCCAATTCCTTCAAATACTAAGCGAATACCGTTCCCAGTACTTTCTATCGCAGTACCTACTGATTGAATAACGGAACCTATTCCCTCAAGTACTGACTTGATAGCAGTACCAACTGACTCAATAGCTGAACCTAAGCTAACAAGCACAGAAGATAATCCAGTACCTAATGCTAGAATGATTTGAGATATCGCTCCACCTAATGATTGAAAGACCTTAGCAACTCCATCTCCTTGAGTTCCTAAAAGTGCAAGTCCAGCGCATACCAGAAGAATAGCAGCACCTAATGCAAGCCACGTTGGTGGTGGCACTAGAGCAATTGCACTTCCTAAACCTTTAAATGCAATAGCAAGTCCAGTTCCGATACCTTTTGCAGCAGTTGAAACCCCAGTACCTAATGCTGTAAGAACGGAAGGAAGACCGCTTAATGCTGTTTTAATTCCTTCTCCAATTCCTTTCGCAGCAGTCGATACTCCTTTACCTGCTGATTCTATCACCTTTCCTAAACTCTCTATTATTTGAGAAACAGTACTTTTAGTTTCTTTAGTTTTCTTCGTTACTTCGTCTAGTGATTCAGTAGCGTTTTTCTTGAATAGTTTAAACGGGTTTAAACCTTTAATTAAATCAAGTCCTTTAGTTGCTAACTTGATGGCTTTAAGAGAACCAACGATACCTAACAATGAGTAAGCAATGGCACTAATTACACTAGGTGGGAGTGAAGCTATTAATTTAGCAAAGCCACTAACCACTTTCGCTACTACGTTAACAATTAAACCTAATGCATGTGCAAAGGTGCTAATTGCTCCACTATTTGCCAAAGCCGTAACAAGGTTAGTTACTGCCTTTTGAATGTTTTTAAAAGCACTTAAAACGGCACTTATTGCTCCGCTATCAATCAACCCTTTCCATAGTTCCTTAGCTACTGTAACAACATTTTTAATTGAAGTAGCTATTCCATTAACTACTCCGTCAATATCAATTCCTTCTAAGAAATTACCTAACTTTTCAGCAAAGTTTCCAAAGTCTACCTTGTCAAGTGCATCTGCAATACCTGAAATAGCTTTAATTCCGAATTTATTAACTTTCTCAAACGCTGGCTGAAGTTTATTAGCTAAACTTTCTTTAGCACCATCAATAGCTTGATCTATAGTTTTAAATTCAGTTGCCATTTTTGAAAAGCTGTCATTATTCCCAACTTTCTTAATTGCATTAAAGAAGTCTTCTGTTTTGATTTTCCCGTCTTGAACACCTTTAACAAGTTCATCAAGTGACATTCCCATTTCCTTGGCAATTGCCGCCATACCTGCTGGAGTTTGCTCCATCATCAATTTAAAGTCTTGCCATGCTACTTTCGGTTTCGCCGCCATTTGGGTGGCTTGTTGAGATAGTGTCTTCATGGCTTGCTTAGGATTTTCTGCCGCTGCTGCTAATCCACCAAAACCAGTTACAAGTTTATCAGTTTCTTTTATCCCTACTGCTGCTAATTGCGAATAGGTTTGCGCCATATCCGATGCACTGTAAATAGTCTTGGTGGCATAGTCTTGCATAACGCTCTTAGCTTGTGATATCTCTTCACTAGACTTACCTATCATTGACATGTTGCCTTCAAAAGTTTTCCAGGCTTTAGCAGAACCATTTAATTCTGTTACCATACCTCTGATTCCAGTTGATATTCCGCCAATAGCAGTACTTATTCCAGCACTTACTAGATTTGCTCCTAACACACTTTTGAAGACTGAACCAGCTTTACTTCCAGCACTTTCAAGTCCAGTTAATGCACTTTTAAGTCTTCCTATGCCTGAGGTGGCTCCTTTTTCATTCAAATCAACATCTATTTTAACTTTACCTTCTGCCATATATTAACCTCCTTTCTTTTAAATTAATCTTCAATAGGAAGTTCATATTGACGTTGTAAGTTTCTCATATGCTCCTTATATTCGGAGCTATCATGCTTAGATGGTTTGTAAGACCTAATCTTTACAACTTCCATAAATTTAGTATTTTCTGGAAGTCCACCTAATAAAGCATTGAATTTCTTCCAGTGGAGTTTACCTTGCATTTCTATCAGGTCGATATTATAAGCTTGAAAAAAAGAAGCAAATATATAATCTGAATCATATTTCAGACTATATAATTGCTCCTGTTCTTCATCGTTTTTCTTAACCGGCATTGGATTACCTTCCAAATCATACTCAACCGAATTAAATTCCTCATTTTTGATATGTTCATCGATTATTTGAGTTAAGAATAAATCCACATCTTCAATCGGATATTTAGTGAACGGTTTCCCAGTTAACATAAACATCGCAAAATATGGCTTTTCATAATCCTCTAAATCTTTTGACTTAAGCATATCAAGTAATCTAATTACATTATCAAAATTAAGATTAAGTTTATAAACTTCGCTACCTATGATTAATTCATCTTTTAATTTGTAAGCTAAATTAAGCATGGTCGATATCTAGATACTTGATATATTTATCTACAGTCATTGAATTTTCCATTTCATCAGCGATACCTTTAATTGTTTGCACTGCCGATAAGAATGTAGGAATACAAGATCTACCGCATGCATCATATACACGGTTGAATGTGTCTTCATCAAATAATCTCACCCACAATTCTTTTGCTAAATCTTTAACAGTTTTTAAATCTTCAGTTGTTCCACTTAGTTTTGATAATTTTTCTTGTAATTCTTTTGCATAATCTTTTAATTCTGCTAATTTCAATATATTATCATCACTTACTACAAATCTTAATTCAAATTCTCCAAAATCAATTGGAATTGTATTTTCAAATTTCTTAATTACTACCATGCTTAAATCCTCCTAAATTATGCTACTGCTGTTTGTTTTGGCAATGATACCCACTTAATCGTACATTCAAAGTTTTCAAAGTCACTTGCGTCACCGTCTCCAGCTTTAATCTTAGATACGATTGCTACTGCTTCCCACGCTGTCTTACCATCTGAAGATACAACCTTGAACCATACTTTTCTATCGTCACCAACTTTATATCTAAGGTCAGCGATTAGTTTTTGTGCGTCATCTTCTACATCGAAGTTCCCCTCAAATGAGAATCCAGCTTTAACTGATTTTACCGTTTCTTCTGGTGTGCCGTCCCCGTCATACCATGCTACGTCGTCAGTATCTTCATCTGTTTCATCGTTTACTGTTTTAATGTATTTAGCTAACAGTTTGTACTGTTCTTTTGTTGGTGCTGTCGTAGCACTTTCTTTGTTGAAAGGTGCTACAAAATGTTTTCTTAATGCATTTTTTTGTCTAGCCATTAATTATATCTCCTTCTATTTCTAATTTTGCTACTATTCGTAGTGTGTAAATAAAGTAGTCTTGTTCATCACGTCCATTTACGGCTGGCTTACCAACATCAAGACTTAAAAATTGGTAAGTACCGTTAACACTAGGTAATTGCAAATTAAACTCTGACAAAGCAGTGTGAATAGTCCACATAATAGTATTAGCCTTTTGATTTTCTAAGCATTTTACAGCTATTTCAAAAGGTAAACTTATTTCTTGTGTGCTATCCATGAATAATTGTTCTACTCTGCCTCCTGATATCAGATTAATAACTAAATCATCCTTTTCGGTGAAATAATCTAATCTTGCTTCAAGTGGTAAGTTTAACGAATTTACAAAATCACATAAAACTTCTTGAAAATCAATATTGTTAATCATCTTACCCCTAATCCTCTCTTAACTACTTCTTCCCAACGGTCCATATACACATCAGAAGCTTTCTCACTCCATTTAGTCCCAGTTCCTGGTGTAGTATAATTTTTGAATCTAACAATTCCATTACTACCAAAAAACTGTGCCCTTGCATATACTGTATTCCATGCTACTGAACCATTACTGGCATTCCCGCTAGCACGTAAATAACCTTTACCATCGTTAGGGACAAATCTTTCACTATCCATAAGTATTTGGTTAGCTACTGCAGTTTTTGCTGTTCTAATGTTCCCAGGTCCGAATTTTTTCTCTATTGGTGATAAATCGTAAGATACTTTTATTGACATCTAAATCACCGTTATTTCGTAAGAAAATACCTTCCTACCTAAGTAATTAGTTTCAAAGCTAATCACTTTGTATTCTCCATGTTGGTCTGTAATCTTAGCTTGTAGCCAACTATCGTCAACTACTACATTTGAGAATTTAGGATAAATGAATATTGTTCCTGATTTATTTCTTGTGATATTCGTTAAACTTTGAATACTAGAAGATTTATCGATTGAACTTCTATCAAATCTCACGTGTTTCACGTCAAAAGGTTCTTGATAAGTGAATTTACCCCACTTATCTTTATCACCTATTAAACTTACTGCTACAGTATCAGTCAAAAGTCTTTTATCTATCATAACAAACACCTCTATATCCGAATCCAACGCTTTTAAGTAAGTTCATAGAGTCTAAAGCTAAGTTAAATTTACTAGCTTCAACCTTAGCTGAACTAATTCCACTACCTCCATAATTAATAGTAGTTCTTCCAATGCTTACACTCCCTAATGAGTGCTTATCTTCTGCTGTAAGTATTCCAGTTTCATTTAAGTAGCGTATTTGATTAGCAATAGCAAGCTTAACAGCATTCTTTCTATGTGGAATATCCTCTTCTAAATCGTGGCAATGATAGTAGTAATCTGTGAATAAATCTACAGCCATTTCTGCTCTTTGTCTTAAATCAGAAAAATCTTCAATTTCTGCAAATCCTAGTTCTTTATAATCTTGCAAAGTTAAATAACTCATTGATTAACCTCCTAAAAAGAGGCTGAATTACTCAACCTCTTTAGTTTCTTTTTTCTCTTCTACAGGAGTAGGGGCTGGAGATTCCTCCTTAACTTCCTCTTTTACTTCTTCTAGGTTAGTTAAAGCTCCCTCACCTAATGATTTTAAAATTTCTTCTGCACGTTTTTCTGTGATATCAAGTTCTGTACCTTTAGGCACTTGTTCGTAAGTATCTTTATCTGTAAAGTCAACATTTACTAAGTATTTAACCATTATTATTTCCTCCTATGCTAACGGCGTAGTGCTTGTTACTTTGATAATTGCTTTCTTGTTATCATCAAGAACGAATGTTCCACCTTTTGCAGCCGCTTGAAGTTTAACTCCGTCAAACTCTTGAGCTTCTACTGTTCTAGCAGTTTCAATTCCGATGAATGGAATTACAATTCCATCTGGTGAGAAGATTGCAACAACATCATTTTCAAAATATTGTTCTGCCAC